GTGTGTTCATGATTGACTCCTGAAATACTAGGGATTTACGCCCCGTTCCTTCAGTCGTTTGCGTCCCAGTAATAATCACACTCTGGTACAGATTCCCTTACGGTTTCTACAAGTTCTATCACAATTTCTTGTGGTAGATCTACTTTGTTTGCTTTGATCCTGAACATCAATGCGTCAGCATCAGTGCAAGCCATAGTAGAATAGAGTAGTAATTCAATCATGGGATGAACGCTCCGTTCCGCGACTTACTTGCGTCCTAGATTAACATGCTATCACACTGACCTTCTACCTTAGACTTAAGATAACCAATAAGGTTATACTTAGTACGACGATCCAAGTTGTCATCCATAAGGATTTCAACTCTTCTCTGTAGAAACCTTTCACAACTCATGTGCCACCCATAGGGTGACCCGTCATTATGATGGGCAAGGGTCAATGCCAACAGTATGTTGATCATTGGATGAACGATGTGGTCATTATAGACCGTACTATCTATTTATGTCAAGAGTCTCTTTCCTTAAAGAATTCTTCAGGATCTCTCATCTTGAAGGTTGTTTTTCTTTCTGCTCTTGCTCGTGCTTTCTTTTTTTCTGCTTCCCATACCAGGTCGGAATAATATTCTGGAGTTACTTCATTAGCAATACCCAGGGTTTCATTCCACTGATCAACACTTTCTTGCAACTCTTCTTGAGGGATTTCATACATCTCCTCAATAGTTTGCATGTCTGCTTCCATCTCACTCATAGGAGGAGGTGAGGCGCTGACGCTAATGCCCATCGCCTCTAGGTTAGCAATAACCTCTTGGTAAGCTTCGGACTGAGCCTCAGAGGCTGAACCCTGCGAAGGTGTTTGCTCCGACATCTTGTTTAATTCCTCCAACTACATAAGATTCAATTTCAGTTTCTTGGGGAGCATTCTGCTGACCCCTACTATTTAACCAGTGCTCCGTCCAAGGTAACGGATTGTTCTTAGCAGGAATATCAAACATCGGTTTGATGCCAATCGCTTTCATACGACGATTAGCAATCCACTCCACATAATTATGCAGCAGACGCTCATTGAGTCCGATCATAGATCCGTTCTTGAAGAGATAATCTGCCCACATTTTTTCTTCGTTGACAGTGCGTTGGAACATTTCCTTTACTGTTCCTTCTTCTTCTCTTGCAATTCGTTCCATTTCTGGATCGTCTCCGTCTCTCCATTTGTTGAGAATATTCTGCGTGATAACCAGATGTTGACTTTCATCTCTAGCGATAAGAGAAAGAATCTTAGCTGAGCCCTCCATAAGTTTATTCTCGCCAAAAGCAAACGAGCACGCAAACGACACATAGAAGCGGATTCCTTCGAGGATGTTGACATTTGCAATTGCCCTATAGAGTTTACGCTTCAACTCATAGCGATCATACTGCCCTGCGATGTGACCGTCTTTTGCAAGTTCCCACATCGTTCCATTGCCATACTCCTGAGCATGATGAATAAAATCATCATAGGACTCGGTAACAGATGCAGCACGAGACATTACATTCTCATCATCCAAGATGGTGTCAAAGACATCACCAGGATTAGAATAGACATTCTTAATAATATATGTATAGGAACGACTATGGACCATCTCCATAAATTCCCACACGGTCATACATGCTTCTAACTCAGGGAGTGAGCAGTAAGGGATAAAAGCCATCCCAGGACCACGCCCTTGTACAGAATCCAACATGATCTGGTACTTAAGGTTAGAAGTGAAGATGTGCTTCTGCTCTTCCGATAGAGTTTGGTAATCACTGCGATCCTTCTGTAGAGAAACTTCTTCTGGTCTCCAGAAATAACCCAGTTGTTGCTGGGTCAGTCTGTCAAACACAGGATACTTATATTCATCATACCTCTGGACTCCCAGAGGTTGCCCAAAAAACATGGGTTGCTTTTTACTATCGACTTTGTTTTTGTTGAATACGGTCATTCCATCTACTTCAGATTTTACAGGACTCACAATCTTCCTCCTCGGCTTGTGAAAGTTGTTCGATAAGTTGATCTAATTCATTAGTCTTTTCTTCATCACCATCTTTCTTAGCATCATATGTGTTTTGATAATAGGAAGTCTTCCAACCATACTTGTATGTGTTCAAAAGATCCTTTGCCATCTCAGATACAGGAACCTCATTGTTAGAATAGTTCTCTGGATTGTAACTCCAGTTTCCACTGATTGCCTGATCAAAGAACTTTTGCATTACGGCGGTAACTTTGATGTATCCGTCGTTGTTATGCATGTCCCAGAGTAAGGTGTAATTGTTTTTGAGCGTCGAATAAGAAGGGACAATTTGCTTAAGAGGTCCTTTCTTGGACTTCTTAATGGACAAGTATGCGCGAGGTGGCTCGATTCCATTGGTTGCATTTGACACAACGGAACTGCTCTCCGAAGGCATCTGTGCGGACAATGTGCTGTGTCGGAGTCCGTACTCCAGGATCCTGCTCCTGAGATACTCCCAATCACATGAAAGGTCATTCGGTACAATTTCGTCTACTTCGTTCTTATATGTATCGATAGGAAGAATTCCATCTGCGTATTTTGTTTTACCAAAATATCCACATGGTCCTTTCTCCATCGCCATACGATTTGATGCAGTCAACAGAGCGAATTGGAACCTCTCAGTTAACTTATGAACCAGGTCAAATGCTTTCTGAGAGTCATAGTTTGCACCATTCTTAGCAAGGTAATGGGCAAGACCGATGAATCCAATGCCCAGAGAACGGCGATTAAGGGTGCTCTGCTCTGCTGCCTTAACAGGGTACTGCTGATAGTCGATAAGGGCATCCAGACCCCTTACAGCAAGCTCACAGAGTTCATCCAGTTCGTCCAGGTTCTTCAATTTACCTACATTGACAGCAGACAGAATGCACAGAGCAATCTCACCATGACCATCAATGTGTTGAATAGGATCTGTGGGGAGGGTAATCTCTTGGCAGAGGTTACTCATGTTCACTTTATCCTTGAAGGAAGAGTGTGAATTACAGTGGTCGATATTCATGATGTAGATACGACCAGTCTCTGCTCTTTCCTTCAGGAGATTGAGAAAGAGTTCTTGAGCACCGATAGTCTTTCTTGGAACAGAGAGATCTGATTCATAGTCCACATAGAGACTATCAAATGAATCAGTACCAAAAGCATCATACAGACCTGGCACATCGTGAGGGCTGAAGAGGGAGATGACACCGTTGTTGATGAATCGCTCATAGAAGAGTTTACTGATCTGAATACTGTAGTCTAGTTTACGAACACGATTGTCCTCAGTACCTTTATTGTTCTTAAGGACAATGATATCTTCTATTTCTTGGTGCCAGATGGGGAAGTGGACAGTCGCGCTTCCACCTCGTATGCCATTTTGAGTGCAGCATCGGACAGTCGCCTCAAACTTTTTGAGGAATGGAATAACACCTGTGTGTTGAACTTCTCCGCCTCGGATTTTACTGTTGATGCCACGGATTCTGCCTGCGTTGATACCGATTCCTGCGCGTTGAGCAACATAATGACCAATAGCCATGTCACTGCTAAAGATGCTATCGAGGGTGTCATCACTATCAACAAGAACACAGCTCGCAAATTGTCGAAGTGGAGTTCTAACCCCCGCCATGATAGGTGTGGGAATGTTGATTCGGTGCTTGCTGATTGCGTCGTAGTATTTTTTGACATATTCCAGGCGATAAAATTTATCATCATCTTGGAACAGGGTTGCAGCAACCATCATGTACATGTATTGCGGCGTCTCGTAGATCTGACCACTGCTACGATCCTGCACGAGATATTTATCTACAACCTGTCGAATACCAGCATATGTAAACAACATGTCACGATCATGATCCATGAAACTAGACAGTTTTTCCCACTCTTCTTCAGTGTACTTTGCAACAATACTGGCATCATAAACGCCCTTGTCTACACACTTTTTGACATGCTCTAACAAAGGTGGGTGTCCATCAGGATGACCATTGTATACTGCTTTCCTAAGACTAAACAAAAGGAGACGAGCAGCAACAAACTGATAGTTAGGTGCGTCCAGAGAGATCAGATCGTTAGCAGAACGAATAAGGATCTCTTGAATGTCAGATGTCTTGATACCATCAAAGAATTGAAGATTGGCATTCATCTCCACCTGACTCTCAGAGACTCCTGCAAGACCGTTGCAAGCGTGCTCAACCATCACATGGATCTTATCGAGGTTCAGAGGTTCACTCTCACCACTGCGCTTGACTACATGGACTTGTTTCATACCTTTTTCCATTCGCTAAGTTTAATGTGTGCTTCTAAGCCTGAGTATGTGTTGAATTCTACCAGAGATTGTACATCATGTCCAGCCATGTGCATGTCATTGAGATCTTTTTCCTCTAGACGCTCTGGCCAGATGACCACTTGATACCCTTTGTCAATAACTTTTGCCATCCTCTTTACAATTTCTGAGTTTCGTTTCTCATTATCGTAAACAAAGACAGCATCCTTACCCTTTATCAAGTCCCAATCAACATCTGCTCCCGCCATGGCAATTGCATTGTCAATAAACATACTATCAAAGGGTCCTTCAGTAATATAAACTGTTTTGTTAAGATCAACACGGTTGAGTCCATATACTTTGATACGAGACTCATCCAACATGATAGTTATGTATCGGAGTTTGTCGTCGGGGGCGAGGGATCTTCCTTGGAATCCGAACCAAGTTCCTTCTTGATCGATGAACGGGATAATGATTCTAGGGTGCTCTTGTGTTCTTTCATCAAATTGTGGTTTTGTTTTGTTAACCCAAGAACAGAATCGCTCTGCGTAGTAAATCTCTTTATAAAATTGCTCAGGGATTTGTCTGCCAAGGATATAACCTCTTGCTGGATGCTCATTATTTAGTTCATCTAGAGATGGCAAATGTCCCTTTTTCTTGAAAACTGGTTTTTCAAATTTTGGTTTCGGAACATAAGACCCTTTACCAGTAGATCCACTCTTATACCTCTCCATGATGTACTCATCATAGAGATCAGGTGCATTGTCCTTCAGAAAGTTAGGTAGAGTCCTCCCTACGCCGCAGTTATGGCACTTGAATACCATGTCCCGCTTGAGACGAAAGAAGTACCCCCGTGCCTTATTCTTGTGCTTCTGAGAGTCACCACAATAAGGGCATCGAAAGTTATAGAGATCTGCTTTCTTCCTGGCAAATTTATCCAGTCGTCCAGAAAGAAGACTCACATAATGGGCATCAACAAAATCAGACAAATCTATGGACCGCTGGTCCATCTATCATACTCGTTTGTGTGGTAGATGTCAATGGTCTGAGCATAGGACTAACCACTTGTGCAACTGCCATAAGAGTTGCCAAGACAGCACCAGCACCAACGACAAACTTCTGGTTAGAGTCTACCTTCTTTTGTATTCTATCGATTCTTTCATGAAGGATCTGATGGTTCTTCTCTTCCTGAGCCTTCATCTCTTCGATCATTTTGATGATCAGTTGATCCGATCTTTCACTATCATCTAAACGATTCTCATGTCTCTCTAATACTATAGAGATTTTATTGCTATTTTCAGAAATAGTAGATACAGCACGCTCTAACTTATCCAACATCTCTTTGGAAAGATCCTCGTAGATGTCAAGTTTAGATTCTAGAACTGCCAACTTTCCAAAACCGAATGCCATTAGTCTGATAATAAGCGTTTACGGAAATCACTTACACATTCAGGAACTTCTACAGACTCTTCAATATTTCTCATATGCTTATTACGGCGATCATAGAAATACTTCGCAGCATCACCAGGCATAATTCTTTCAATCTCGATCTCACCATGGTGGCGAGGATTCAAAAGCATTCTCATTTTTGCTTTGAGTTCTGCTGGAGATCCAGCATATAAGATTGTTGTACCTATAGTAGGTAATGTAACTTTATACTGACGCAATCTGCTAGTGCGCTTGGAGAACTGGTGTGCTTCTTTAATATCCTTCTTCTTTTTATATGCTCTACGGAAGTTCTTCTTCAGAGTCTTATTAAGAAGAGGATCGAAACCAGCAACAGGACCTGTGGCAGCAGCGTTTCCACTGAAACCAGCAGCACCAGGTGTAGAACCAGTTGTCATTAATTCTTCGTTCATATCTCCTCTAGTTGCCCTACGATTTCCTCATCAGCATCGAGTTCTGGTAAGAACCCTATAGGATATTTATTCAAATAAAGAAGAAAGGTTTTCACAATAACCCAATACTCCTTCTCCATGTATAGGAAAAGGAGAGGAGTTGCTGCTTCACCAAAAACATTATATAAAATGATTAAATGATTGAGAATTAAATGTATTCTTAAGTCTCTCTTCCTCACATATCTTTTAAAAAGACGCTTCAAGTATTTGAAGCGTCTCATATCCTCATCGAAATCATCTCGTGTATGACACTGAGGATTGTTATAATGTTTCATGGCGAACAGAATAGCGTTGTCGTTATTCAGTTCGTCAAAGTTCATTTATCAACTACCGAAGGTCAGAGTTGCGGTTGCAGAGATTACTTCAGGAGCACCATTGTCAGAGTTTACCTTGACACGATACTGGTTGCCATCCTCGGATGCAGTCTGACCTGTGAGTGCCAGAGAGGTTGAGGTTGCGCCAGATACATTCGACCAGCGACCGCTGGAAGATGTGCGCTTCTGCC